AGTTTAACAGGTGTTATATTATTAGCTAATTTAAATGCTTCTTTAGCTGATGTTTTATATCCATTAATATAACGTCGTTTTAGTAATAGGTAACTAGCAGCAGTTAGTCCAAGTGTACTTGCAGTAACTATAGTTGCTTTAACTAATGCACTGTCTTGTTTACGTTGGTACTGTTTAACTAGTTTACCTTTCCTTACATACGATTTAACTTTAACGTCTTGTTTAACCATTGTTTTTATTTGTTAATCTATTAATACCGTATGCACTACCAAGTCCAATTAAACCACCAATTAATCCGGGTTTACCTCTTAGTAATGATTGTGAATAGGTTCTATTATTTTTAGCACCATCAACTAATATTCCTAAATTTGCACCAGTTAAAGTACCTAACATTAAATTAGTATTACTACTAATAGGTTTATTAACTAACTTTTTCTTTTTATTCTTGCTACCATATCTTCTTGCGTAATTAGATTGTCCAACATCAGACAGAATAAACATATTTGTATTATTGTAGTTATTATATTGACCGTACTTCTTCAACACATCTAAACCTTTTTTAATTTGTTTAACTCGCTCTTTACGTTCTTCTTTACTTAGATTACCAGATTTAATATCTTGCAGATTTCTCGATAATATTTTAACTGGATTATTACTTAATTCTTTGTTTCTATATAACTTTTCTTGAGGAAAAACAGAATCAAATTTACCTCGCTCAATAATACCTAAATTACTTAATCGTTTAGTTAATTTACCTTTATTTTTAATTTGATTATTATAATTATTAATTTCATCTGATAAATTAAATAGTTTATTCAATTCCTTTTTTCTTACCCCTTTTTTAATTTTCCTCTTTCTTAAATTTCTCTTTAAATGTTGCAACCATTGTCGGTTATATTCCAACTCATTTGCTAATCTATAATTATCCCAAGCTTCACTTAACTTTATACCTTTTAATTCTTGTTCCATTCTTTTTTTATCTTTTACAAAGTCAATCTTATTGTCAACTATATTATTTAAACCGTTCTGTTTAATTATCTGTTTCTTATTTCTATCTAAATGATAAATATAGAATGGAGTTAACTTTGTTGGTTTAGCTGGTGATAATAATCTTGTAGGATCTGTTATAGGTACAATAGATGCAGTTGGTCTAACCGGTATTTCAGTAACAACAGGTGGTACTTTACCTTTTCTCAATGCTAATAAACCTAATCCTCCCAATGTTCCACCAATAACCAATTTAGTTAATAAGTTATTTTTTCTATCATAACTTTTAACAGTTTTACCTTTACGTGTATGTGATTTAACTTTAACCATTAGATGTCACTTAGAAAATAGATTATTTTTTTATTTAATGCTCGACTAAAGTTGCCTAGTCTATCTGCTGCTACAGAATACTTACCTGTCTCTATCTTACTTAATACACTTCTTTGCATAAATAGTTCCTTAGCTAACTGTTCCTGAGTTAAATTAGCTTCTTGTCTAGCTCGTTTAATTTTGTTACCGATTAACTTACGTTTATCTATCATGTGCTTATTAAGAACAATAACCCACTATGTCTATTATATTCACTATTATGAAACATATAGAGCTAGTAGGAGTTAAATCACAATAAACAAGTATGAATAAATTAGCTTATTTTTCAGCTTCTAATTTAGAAACAATAAGTGAGTCACCTAATAAGGTAATTAAGAAAGGATTAGTCCTAATTGAAGGTACTCATGTTGACTCTAAGAAGAGAACACATACATTTAGTCCAGCTAGAATACGTGAGATAGTTAGTAACTCTAATGCGTTATTTGCTAAGACTCGCATTCCAGTATTGATGGATCATAAGAAGGAGCAATCTAGTGTTATTGGAGATGTAGAATCTCAATTTCAATGCACTACTATTAATGAAGATAATTTTCCTGGTGCTGATGATAAGGGATTAACTGGTAAGTTAGGTATCTTTGTTAATCAAATCGCAATTAAAAGTGGTGAAGCAATACGTCAGTTAAATGAAGGATTATTAAACACACTTAGTCCTGGCATTGATGTAGTAAGTAATGCAATACGTGAAATTAGTGCAACACCTAATCCCGCCATTGCTAATCTAAGTCTATTTAAACGTGCCGAATTTGAATCAGATGCACTTACATTTGACGACTTAGAGAACAGTGATGATATGTTAGATAAGATTCGTAATCAATACGAAGATTTAACTAATAAGTTATGGGAACTAACTGAAACTATTCAGACTATTGATGAACAAGCACTTAACGGTCAGAGTCGTGAAGAAGTACAGTATCAAGCTATTAATGATTTCGCCACTCGTTTTCTTACGTTGATTGGATCTGGTGAGGAAGAACAAGATCCTATGATGCAGGAAGCTAATGGTGGATCTTATCCGAACCAAGTGCAAGGTTATCAAGCTCAAGGTCAACAACAGAATTGGGGTATGCCTCCTAATGATCCTAACGCTCGTTATGCTAGTGGATTACCTATTGCAGCATTTAGTATGGCTGATATGGAAGCAGTTAATCGTGCTGAGTTCGGGTTGATTGATGGTGTTAAGAATTTAGGTAAACGTGTTATTAATCGCGTTAGTAAAGATGCAGATGATGTTAAACAATCATTTGTTAATAAAGTTGCACAGCAGAAACAAGTTAAAGCTGGAAGATTACGTAAATACGGATCTGCAACTTATCAAGCTGGTAAAACTGCATTGAAGACTAAAACTGGTAAAGGTTTAGCTATCGGTACTGGTGCATTAGTTGGAACTGGTGCATTAGTTGGAGCATACCGTGGATTAAGTGGTAAGAAACAAACTGTAATAAATAACTATAACTAACGTCTATGAATTATACAAATCGTCCTATTGCTGCCTATACGATGGCAGAATTTGAATCATTAACTAGCGACAACGCTGATTTTGCTAGAGGTAGAGGTAAGGATAAGAAGAAACGTAAATCTCGTGCTGGTTTATATGCTGGTATTGGTGCTGGTGCAGTTGGATTAGGCGGACTTGGAGCTGCTGGTATGAGATATGGTGGTGCTGAAATTGGTAAAAAAACTGCGGATAGTAGATTAAGTAAAGATATGTATCGTTCTCAAAGTGCAAAACTTAAAGATGATATTTTATCTCGTTCTGGTGGAGCTAAAGGTCAATTTGATAGAGATGTTCAATCACTTAAAGATATGGGTGATAGAGTTAAGAACTACGATTATAAAGGCGCACCTGGACGAGCATTTGATGGTATTAAAGGTGCTGCTGGTAAAGCTGGTAAATTTGCTAGTTTACGTGGTCAACAAGCTCTTGGTTTAGCTACATCTGCTCCTGGATTAGCTGTATTAGGTGCTGCTACGGCTGCGGCTGGAGGTTATGGTATTTACAAAGCATATAAGAAAGGTAAGAAAAAATAATGCAGTTATTATCTGACTACCGAATAGCTGATTTCGCTAGGACTCCTGGTAGTAAGGATAAGAAACCTCGCAAGTTTAGCTTACGTAAATTAGGTAGAGCTACATTAACTAGTGAAGCTGCTAGTGGTGCAGCTAATGGAGCGCAAATCGGTGGAGTCTTAGGTTTAATATCTAGTAACCCTAAAAATACATTTCGTAGAACATTAAGAGGTAGTGCTGCTGGATTAGCCATTGGTACAGGACTCGGTATAAGACACGCATATAAACAACAAAACAAATAACTAAGACGTATTATGAACGAAGCTATTGAATATCACAATCAACTATTTGCGGATTTAGTTGAGAATCTACAAAATGCAGTTGCCGCTGGTGTGATGTTGAAGGACGAATATAAGCAACGCATGACTCAAGCATATCTCGACCTACAAGAACGCATTGCTGCTGAATTAGAAATTGATGAAGAAGATATCTATGATGTAGTTGGTGAAGCTGCTTACTCTACTGGTGATGAAGTTGCCGAATTTAGTGTAGGTAGTGAATATGGTGCAGCGTTACTTGAACTTGGCGAAGCTGCTGGTTATGATGACATTGAGGAATATCTAATTGATCTCAGTGATGCTCTAGAATGTAATCCTGATGTATTACTTGGTATCATTGAAGGTGAAATTGCTCCTACTGATAATCTCTCATTAGCACTATCTAAAGTTCTCGGACTTGATGAAGCTACTGAAAATCAACTATTAGTTATGGGTATTGAAAGTCGTGGTGAAGACATCAATGATTACTTAGATACGAATGAAGAATTAGATGAAGAAGACCAGGAAGCTGACTATGCTACATACCAGAACAGTGAGTTCGCCGAATTTAAACGCAACACTGAGATTAAAGAAGCTCTAGCTGATGTAGCTGAACGTGCTTACGCTCTTGTAGAAGCTGGTAAGATGACTCCATTTGCAGTTCAATCTCTACTGGGTAACTTCAGTGCTAATGAACGTATCGCGGCATTTAGTACCGTGTGTGCTGAGAACGAAGTTGATCCTGCAACTCAACTCTATGCAATGAATACTGTACTTGAAATCTTCGACCGTATGCCAGCTATGGAAATGGGATTCTTCGCTGAGGAAGTTCTTGATGAAGAAGAATTAGATGAAGAAGCTGATTTGAGTTCTATTGCTGCTAACTACATTAAAAAATATCGTTCATAAACTATGCCTTATTTCAATCAATCTCAAACGTTTCTAGTTGATCCTGCCATTCTCGCATTCAGTGATGGTAATCATCCTAATGTGTCGGCAACTGTGCAGAATACTTACATTAGTCTTAATACTGAAGCTCGCAAACAAGTTCCTGCTGGACTATTTGTTGCTCAAGTAGGTAACGTACTGCGCTTCCTACCTCGTACTAAGTTAACTGCTGTAACTGCTACTGGTGCTGCAACTGTAACTGCATCTCCAACTAATATCTTTGTTGCTGGTGATGTATTAACTGTAGTTGAACCATATTCTACGCTAACTATCACTACTGTAACTGTTGCTCAAACTGTAACTGTTACTGTAGAAGGTTTAACTGCAACTGCAACTGCAACAACTAACAATACTACAACTACTGCTAGTGAAGTTGCTACTGCTATTAATGCTACTGCTGGATTATCTGATTTAGTTCGTGCAGCATCTATTACTAACAAGGTATTTATCTTTGCAGTTGATGGACTTACTAACCGCGCCATTACAACTGCTGGTACTGTAACTAGTGCTGCATTATCTAGTGCAACTCTAGTTCCTAATGCAACTGCTGTTGGTACTATTGCATCTATTGATTACACAACTGGTGTTATTACATTAACTGGTAACGCAAGTGTAGCTCTACCTATTGGTACTAATATCGGTGTTAGAGTTAATGCAATTGTAGGACTTCATGTTCATGCAGTTGATTATACTGTTGCAACAGCTAAGGATCTAGCTCTCTATACTATTGCTAATGGTGTTCGTATCCAGTATCTACCATACTTCGATGGTGATATTGCTAGACGATTCCCTGGCATCAATTTCGCTTACAAATTCTAACTAACCGGGCGTTAATGACGTATGTTAATGATGTATGTTATCGCGCCCACTATCCTACTTTTTTCTTACTATGGGTTCAGTTTCTAATTTTCTTACCGATAAGTTGCAAGCTAAAGTTGCCGAAACTCTAGTAGACGATACTATTGCTCGTCTGCGTCAGAGAACTAAACTTATTGATCAATTCATGCCTATTAAGACGTATGAGGACGATGAGTTCCTAGCATACGTAAGTGAACGTCTCACACCAGTTGCGAACTTTATTGCTCCTGGTGCTGAACCTCCAGTTATCTCTCATGGTGGTTTCCGTCGAGTAATCGGTGAACTAGCTAAGTTAGGTAATAGCTATTCATTCGATGAAGTAACTCAGAAACAGATGCGTAAGGCAATGGAAGAAGCTGCCTATAAACGCGCTAGTGTTATGACCATGAAGTTAACTGATAACTCCGTCATTAAGGGTACTAACGATATGCTCGTTAAGTATCTCTATGGTCACATTGAGGGGATCGTCCAATCTCATGCTGATAGACTTACTAGCATGGCTTGGCAAGTTGTTCAGACTGGTCAATTGAGTGTATCTGATGCAATTACTAAGGTTGCATGGACAATTGATTTCCGTCGTCCTGGTGCTAGTTATAACCACTTCCCTGATGCTCTTGTTGCTACTGGTAACACTGCATCTCCTAAGTTGAACAAGTGGACTGACTACGCTAATGCTGATGGTATCGCTAACTTAGAAGATGCTGTAACTACTTATGTCAATACTAATGGTTACAAGCCTGATCTCATCGTAATGAGTAATACTGCATTGCGTGATCTTCAGAAACAAGCATCTACTATTGCTCGTGCTAGACAATCAGTTGGATTTGCACAAGTAGGTTCTGTTAGCTTCCCAATGTTACAAGAGGTAATGGCTTCTAATAACCTACCTCCTATTAAGGATTATGATGAGTTCTATCAAGTAGATAATACCTACTCTGGTAATACTAATACTATTGATAGCTACATCAGTAACGCTCGATTCCTTAATGAGAATTGCTTCGTATTCCTCAAGGATGGAATGGGTGAGCAAGCTATTGGTACTCCTGAAGAACAGAAAGTTGTTAAAGATGGTGTATTAACAGGTACTGAATCTCCTGTAATGGTACGTGTTTATGAGAAGACAACTGTGCCTATCAACGATGTTTTGCAAGCGATTGAAACTTTTTGTAGTCGCCTATTTAAGTAATTAAGTAGTAAAAATTCGGTGAATTGCTGGAACATCCAGAAGTGGACAATCAGCAGCCAAGCTTAACCAGGAATGGTTTTGAAGGTTCAACGACTAGGTTTCGAGTCCAGACCGGACAGTAACAAACCCACGAGTGCCGAACATCCCAAGTGGATGATGATATAGTCTGAACAGTAGATATAACACATGAAACTACTGATACGTAGGATAAAGAGCTTACGTGGTAACAAAATGATCAATGGTTTTACCAGTAATTTATTCTCCCAAGAATCTGTATGCTCAAGTAGTTAGATAATAATTCCCTATTTCTAACTAGACCGAGTTTAAGTTGTGGTATAATGATCTTATGACGTAAATGAGATTATTATGCCACAATTTATTTATTTGGTGACAAACTCAATTAATGATAAAAAATATGTTGGACAAACAAATAGGACAATTGAAAAGCGTTGGTCAGAACATATTAGAGCCGGTAATTATGTTGGAACTAAAAGTTTATTATCAAAAGCAATTAAGAAATATGGTGTAGATAAATTTAAAATTGAAATTATTAAAACTTTAGAAACAACAGATCAGTCAGAAATTGATAAAACTGAAGTTTATTTTATTAAAGAATATAATGCTTTAACACCTAACGGTTATAACGTATTAAATGGTGGTAAAGGTTGTTTTCTAACACCTGAAGGTAAAGAGTATTTAAAAAGAACGATGACGAGTCGTTGGCAGAATAAAAGTTATCGAGCTTCTATGTTAGGTAGCACTTTAATTTCTGCTAGATTAAAAAACAATACCTCTGAAGCTAAATTAAAACGAGGTAATAGTTTAGTTAGAAATCGTCGTTACTTAATAACTACACCAGATGGAATTGAGTATTGTACTTACGGTGTAACTCACTTACAACAACTAGATTTAGATGTAAGTAGTTTAATTAAAGTTGCTCGTAATAAGATGACTAATCATAAAGGTTATAAAGTTAAATCACTTAATGATGATTATGTAACTGTAGATAAAACATATTTAGATTACGTTAACAAATACGAATGTATTAGTTTAAATAAAGATAACTACAGTTTTTGTTCTTATGGTATTGATGCTATTAAAGAACAACTTAAATTAGATATATGTCAGAAGACAATATCACATCACATTAATAACGCTAATTTAATTAACGGTTATCAAGTTAGAGATATTAATGCAGAACCAATTATTAAACAATATCTACCAGATGCTGAACGCTTCATATTGACAACACCTGAAGGTGTTAGTTTCTGTCGTTACGGTATGGAAGATTTAACTGAAGAAACTGGATTAAATGCTAAAGCGGTGTACCCATTAATGAATCCAAATAGTCCTCGTTATGGTCGCAAAATTAACGGTTGGAGTTGTGTTAGAGCTAATGAATCAGAGGAAACAAGAGATAAGTTATTAGCTGATAAAGCTGCTAAGTTAGCTGAAGATAAGTTAATCAATGATGCTAAAAAGAGTTGGCAACAAGTAGTTAATAAACGTTACCTATTAACTAACTTAATAACTAATGAACAGTTATGTTGTTATGGATTAGTTCACCTTAAAGAATCACATGGTCTAGATGGTAGTTGTTTAATTAAAGTAATTAAGGGTAAAATTAAACATCACAAAAACTGGACGTGCATTAAGATAGAAAACTGACATTAACAGCGAAGCAAATAACACTTATAATGATGGTAGTAATTATCATCATTTTTATTATGGGTAGACGTATTGGTAGTAAGGATAAAGTTAAGAGAGAGAAACGCAATCAATTTGGTTTAACTAGAAGTGATCTAATTAATGAACGTAAGAAACAAGGAACTACGCAATAGCGGGATCTGCGGTAGGTGGGACAATTGGATATGGTGTAAGTAGAAAATTAACTAAAAGATTTGATGCAAATATTAAGTTAGCTCAAAATAATTTAGATGATGCAATTGCACGTAAACCTACTTTAATGAATGACGTTAGACTCAGTGCAATGAATGATGATGTAATAAATCAATATAAGAATGCTATTAATAAAACTAGAAATGCAACTAGATTACTTAAAGTTGCAACACCATTAGCAGGAGCAGCTATAGGAACTGGAATTACAATGGGTTACTTAGCTAATCAACGAGCAAAGAAACAACGTAATAGGCTCAAATAACATGGCACGTAAACTAGGTTCTAAAGACAAGAAGAAGCGTAAACTTAGATTAGTTAACATAGGTACAGTAGGTGGACTTGGTGCAATTGTAGGAAGTGGAGTTAATATGATTGGACTTAAATCATTAACTGAACAACGAAAACGTGAGTTAGGTGTAAGTAAGTTAGACATAAGGGATAAACGACGTAAACTAACTGAACTTATTGCTAATGATTATCGTAATGATGTTAAATCAGGTAAACGTATTGTAGATGAAGCTAAGAAAGTAGCGGTACTTACATATCAAGCTAAACGAGATACGGGAGCTAAGATAAACGATGATAAGTTACGTGAAGTTATGGAACGTCCGAATAAGTTAATTGAGCAGTTTACTAAACAAGCTAAAGATAGAGGTAAATCGCAATCTAATGTTAGACGTACTATAACTAAACAACTTAAAAATGATGCTTATAACGCAAGTAATAAAATCATTAAATCACGTCTATTAGGAGGTGCTGCAATTGGAGCATTAGCAGCAGGTGGAAGTTATGCAGTTTATAAGAAGTTAACTAAACGTAAGAATAAATAACTCTATTTAACTTGTTTATATAACTTCTGCAATACTTTATCTCTACTAACATTTTTAACTTTAGATTCTCTAGTTCTAATTCTCTTTTGTAATGACTTACTTAACCTATACCATTTAGACTTAGGAATATACATGATAGATAACTTAAACAACTTTAACTATGATAACTCTAATCAATGATCTGGCTAACTTCGGTAGAGGTAAAGGTGATAAGGATAAACGTAAGAGACAAGTTAAACGTGCTGGTAGATGGTGGACTCCTAATCAAGTAACTGCTGCAACTAGACCTGGTAAAAAGAATGCTGTTTTAGCAAGTAAGAAAATAAATGGAGTTACCAAATATAAATTAATTAATTTTGGTGACAGTACAATGAGTGATTGGCATAAACATAAAGATAAGAAAAGACGCGCCAATTATTTATCTCGTAGTGGTGGAATTAGAAATAAAAGTGGTGAGTTAACTAAAAATGATAAGTTTTCAGCTAACTATTGGTCGAGAAAAATAAATTGGTAAACCTATGAACAACAACTACACTAAACCAACTCTAAGAGAACGCATTAAGTCGCGCATAATGAACAGTAATGTAGGTGGTACTGCATCTGGTAAATGGAGTGCTAGGAAAAGTCAGATATTAGTTAAGAGATATGAAGAAGCTGGAGGTAATTACAAAGGTAAGAAAAATAAGACTCAACGTAACTTAGATAAATGGAACAAGTCTAACTGGCGCACTAAATCCGGCGAACCTAGTAGTAAAACTGGAGAACGTTATCTACCAAGTAAAGTAATAGATAAGTTATCTCCACAACAATATGCGGCAACTTCGCGCAGCAAAAGATCAGCTAATAAACAAGGTAAACAATACTCAAGTTACTCACCTAATTTAAATCGAGTTATGAGAAGTAGTGGTATTTATTAACTATTAACTAACTTACGAAAACACATATCTAACATAGGAATCATTTCAACTTCATAAGCTGATGTATTAGGTCTATATCTACCTTTACCTAACTTAACGTTAATTTTAGTTGGATTATTACCTGTAGTTGTTTTATAAGTATCGGCAACTAAATTAGCGAATCTGTGCATTGTGGATTTATCTGCAACAAAACCCTTACTCTTAATATAGTCACTTAAAATGACATATCCATTATGAGTTGTTAGTTCCGTAGTTACAGTTAACTCATTTAACATTACATCAAGATTAGGAAAGTTAGTTATTGTTGCATTTCTAAGTTGTTTATATTCTGTAGTTATATTAGATAATTCATCTACTTTATCGCTAAGTAACTTAAGTGAATTAAGTATGGCTTTATTATCATCATTAACAACAGCACCAGTTAAATCCTTAACCCAATTAACGAAACCATATTGAGCTAACTTACGATAAGTATTACGTGCAGTAACATTAGCAGCTTTAGATTCATACGAGTAATACTCAACAAACATAGTTACTGCAATTGAACTTACTATTTTTGCACCATTAATTCCTTCAACCCCCAGGTTAAAAGTCTTATCCCGTAAAGGTTCTAATGATTCTGGAACTGTTTTACCCCCAGCATCAGATAAGTTGTTAATAACCTCACGAATGGTACTTCTATCAACACCACATAATCGAGCCAATCCACTAATACTAACACCAGCATCCCGTCCATCTGGAGTAATGTAAAACTCAACATCATTAATAACAGAGGGTTGTACAATAATTTTATCTGACATGACTAATTCATCCTTAATTAACTACACTTGACTTAGATACAAACTAACTAACTATCTAAGTCACCTCATTATAACTGATAAATAGTTAAAATACATAACATTCTCCTTTTTTCTTACAAGTTAAACATTTCCAATTATAATTAAGTAAACTACATTAATTAATATGGCATTTAAATTACCATCATTTAATCTACTTAGAAAAGCTGCTTCTAAACGTGTTCCTGGTGTTGCAGGATCTAAAGTTGGATCACTTGGTAATAATAGAACTGGAGTTACTAAAACCTATGCAACTAGAGGTGCTGCACGTAAAGCTAATCAACTTGGACTATTAAGTAGACTTAAACCACGTCAACCTGTTAAACCACTTCAACCATCTCAACCTAAAGGACTTAGTAATCGAGCATTTGGAGCAAGTAGAACACCTAAAATTCGTGAATCATTTGGTAGTTACAACAAACGAGTTAAGTAATATGACAATAACTAAGCAACAACTTATAGATAAATACAATGAAGTTTATGCAGCAGATAATGGTGTTAATAAGACCTTCGTTGAATTAACTAAAGATGAGAAGGTAGAAGCATTACTACAATTCGTAACTGCTATTAGTGGTGGATCTGGTGGTGACGCTAGTGCCACTAATCAAACAGCCGTTCAAGCTAATCCAGGAAGTGATGCAACAAAAGCAGTAGCAGTACAAGGTGTAACAGGGGGTAAATCTATTCCAGTTACAGGTACATTTTTCCAAAATATTCAACCTGTCAGCATGACTGCTGCACCTGCGGGATTAGCTTACGCATCCTCAACCACAATTACTCGCGCTGCTAACACCACAACTTATACTGCTTCTGCACCAAACTTTGATGTTTATGGCGGTCTATTCCAACTTCAAAATATAGGCGAAGCTGGTAAAGGTATATTCCTTTCTTATTTTGAAATATCTCTCAATCTATCTTCTGTACCAGCAGGTATGACTTCTTTTGCGGTACACTTATACCCTACAGCACCTACAAATATTGCAGATAATAGTATCTGGACAATTGGTTCTGACCCTGTTCTAGACCCTGTAGGTTTCAATGTACCTATGAGTTTAGCTAAAGGAGGGGGTAAGGTTGTTGGCGTTATTAGAGACTTAAATCAATTGTTTATTTTAACCAGTTCAAGTTTGTGGGGATATCTGGTTACTAACGGTGCAATTGTCCCGGCTGCTAACTCAGAAACAGGGACTATACGCGCTAGGAGTTTTGCACCATGAGAACTTCTACTAGAATGGTGGTGTTGGGTGGTTTTAAAGGTGTTCTTGATTTAATTTTTGCTATAGCCTCTGTCGCTTATGGATTAAGGAGATTAAGAAGGCTTTATACTGGTTTTTGTATTAGAGTCAAGAGAAGTAGTGATAACGCACAATTAGATATTGGGTTTGATTCTCAAGGTAATTTAGATATATTAGCTTTGTTAGCATTTGTCGGCACTGGCAGCGGTTTTGTCACCATTTGGTATGACCAATCAGGCAATGGGCGCAACGCTACGCAGACCACGGCAGCTAATCAGCCACAGATTGTTAGCAATGGCGTTTTACAAACGGAAGGCGGAAAGCCTGCCATCTTGTTCGATGGCGTGGATGATTATTTAGCTGCCCCTTCTCCGCTTATTGACACAACGCACAGTTTGTTTGTTCTATTCACACCGACGATTGAAAATCAAATTGGGTCTCTTTTTGGGCAGTGGTCTGCTGGGCAAACTGGCCGTTTTTTTCTTGTGGCAAACCAAGATTCGGGTGGACTTACGTCGGCTGGGCGTTTAAACCCATTCAACTCTTCAGCGACGGGAGGCGGAGGAGGCGGAGGAGGCAGTGGTTTCGCCGCAGATGTTGCTATTTCAAATACACCCACTTTAATCACATCTATATCAAGCACCGGAAGCGAGCAGTGGAAACTGTTTAAGAACGGCGCGGAATGGGATAGCGCAACAATTACGACCGTCTTTACGGGGGTCAATAGCGCGATAGGTTCGTCGAATGGAACTGGATCATCGAACCCATTTGAAGGCACTGTATCAGAATTGATTTCGTTCCCATCGGTACTCTCCACCACCGACCGCCAAACCCTTGAGCGCAATCAGGGTAAGTACTACAGCATCACAGTAGCTTGAGGAAAATCATATTAGTGGATAATTAAAAACCATGACAAAACAACAATGGCTGCTTTCTCAAATTGAACAATTCCCTGAACTATCTCCCAGGGAATTAACTTCATACCTCAACGATAAAGTATTAGTAGATAATCCAGTGCCAATAGGACAAGTATCTGTGACAACTACCTTAGAGGAAGTATCTGCGGTGGTTGCTGACAATGAAGTATTAGCTATAGCTGAGAGTCCAGTCTATTTAAGGATATTAGATGCTATTGTCCAAAAAAGACCTGATTGGATTATTGGAAATTTAACTACTTTAAAACGTGGGGGTAAACTAACCCAAGCTCACTTTGATGCCATCATAGCGTTACTTCAAAGGACTCAACCAGACCCTAGCTATCAAGAGCAAATATTGATAAGCCCTGCCGAGTTGGCAGGATATGGGGCTATTTTAGTTGGTGATGTTGAGGAATTAATTTAATGTTATTATTAACTTAACCAATTACCGTAACAACTATGTCTATCTCATCTTCATTCAACCGTGAGAAACTAAATCCTACATTATCTAAAGCATTATCATTTACTGGTGCTATTGCTCAAGGTACAAATGAATTTATTGTTGATATTAACTTAACTATTACTAAGGATGATACAACTACAGTAGTTAAAACTGTTCAACGTATTGTTATTCCACTTAATATTCTCAATAACAAATTAACAGTTATTCCTAAACAATATGTATTTCCAGGTAGTGCAACTACTTATTCTAGTGGTGGTACAACTCCATTATTAAGTGCTGGCACTATTGGTAATATAATTGATTTAAATACATTCTTAACTCAAGCTGGTGATACACCAGAAAACTCATGAACTTAACAACTAAAGTAACTTTAATTCAACAATACATGGATCGTAATGGTAACATCTATCCAGCTAACTTACCTTATCTCTATGGTCAGTTACCAGAAGACATTAGAGATAATGGTGCTTATGTTAAATCACTTGAAACAGTTGAGATTACATTAGAACCATATCAAATGATTAACGTAGATGAAATAGATACTGGTACTGCTAATCGTCCAGAGAGAGTTAAGAAGCAAGTAGTTAAACAACGTGACTTAATTGAGACAACTGAAATAACTAAGGTGTAATATGTTCCTAATGACAGATATCAATAGGAGTGCTGTCATTAGAACAGCTAACTTCAAACGCGGTCGAGATAAAGTTAAGCGTAAGAAAAAAAAGGGAATCAACTACAAAGAAACTAAAGATACAGTTAAAGTAGGTCAAAAGTTAGCATCAACTGGGACTAATATAAGTCGTGAACTTCGTGGTTGGCTTAAATTAGTAAATCGCACGAAAGATGACCTTCGACGACTTAATTTCCTCAGAGCAGCTAGAAAAATAGCTAAAGGTGAATAAATGACCTATACACCTATCTACTGCAATAAGGAATCAATCGGGCGCAAATTGAAGGCGCGACTTAATATCAAACCAAGTCAATATCAATCTGCACCATATAGTAGTCTACCTAGTAATGAAGTTGATGATGTTCTGGTTGATGAAGTTATCGAACAACAAGAGGAGTTCCTTAACTTAATACTCAATCAGATATATGAGTTACCGCTAATCAATAATCACTCAATACTAACTACTATTGTTGATGATCTAGTAATAGCGGAGTTACTGCGTATCCACTTCATAGGAACTGGAATGGCGCAACTAGGTGGTGATGTGGCGGGAACTAGTACAGATACTAAGTTACACGCATACAGTCTACTGGCGATGTTAACTACTGGTCATAACATATACATTCCCGGTATGCCTCTAGTAGCAACTAATGTTGGAGTTGCACAACCTCAACCAATTAGATTAACAGGTGAAGTTAATAGAAGTAGTTATGACGATACTATAACTCGACTTGAAGTGTACGTTACAACTAGACCTAAGTTAGCAGCACTTCGTGATGTTGAGTTTATTAATGAAACAGGTAAAGGAGATATATACTGGTGAAGATAAACAGTGATAAGTTAACTGAGTTAAGTAATCAATTTAAAACGATGAGAGATTACACAGTTGGAGATCGTGATATTGCGCCACTTATATTAGATGAAGTTAGTTATCCAATTAAACTTAGAGTTAATCAAGGTATTCCTAACGTAGCGAAGTTATCTAGACCTACTACTAAATACGAAGAGTTAATTAAGTCTATAGTTAAGGTGTTGCTGAAACCATGATTAATGAAGATTACTTAACTGGACATATAGCTAACTATCTTAAACGTGAACTTAATAGACGTGCTAATGACGAAGGATTAACTGTACCTATTATTAATAGCTATCGTTTATATGATGCGTTTAATGTACCTGTGCAAGACTTCCCACTAATTAAAGTATTTAGAACTAGTTCACAATACACTGTTAGTAATAAACGACTTAGCTCTATTCAAGTTCACTATTCATTAGTGTTACCTAATCTAGAGGTATTATTACCTTATTTAAATTGGGTTGATTATAATATTAATGAGGTACTTAGTTTTGCATTACATGATATAACTGTATTTATAGAACCAACTTCTAAACGTTGCGAATACAGAACATTAATGAATGAGTTAGGAACTCCTATTTATAGTTTCCTCCGTTTCTCCTTCAACGTAACAGAAGGTCAACCTACTATTTGTTAAGGCTACAATTATGACAATCGGTAAATTATACGACACTATTAAAGGCGTTGCTAATTTAAAGTTAACTCGTCTATCTGATGGTGCATTATTACATCTACCTACTCCAACTGGATTTGTAATTGATAACGGTATTGAAGAAAAGATTCAAACAACTCAAAATAACCAGGGTGAAATGACTCGTTCTGGTAGTTACATTACTGGACGTATGCCAGTTCTGCGAGTTGTCTATTCCTATATGCAACCAGAGATCCTGCAATTTAAAATTGGCAATCAATTTGATGCTAAGACTGGCACATTAGATGTAGTTAAGAGTTATCAAGTAACTCAGAATAACTATGCGGCAGTTACAACTGGTTTTCTAGGTTATGGTGTTGCACTTAACGCTCCTAGTAAAGCATCTGTTCAACGTAATAATCTCTCAGTTCAATTAACTCAAGTTAGTATTGCGAGTTTTAGTGCAACTACAGATGATACATTTGCAGTTGGAGCATCTCTCAATGTTAAGTTCTCTAATAATCTCGTTACCGCAAATGAAACAGTTAGTTTAACTACAACTGAAACATTTACTGGAACTGGTATTAGTGATAACGTAGTTGGCGCACATAAAGTTAGTGCATTACTAATTACGAAGGCTAATAAAGTAATTCACTTTAAATGTGATAACGTAACACCTAGTTACACGGGATCTACACTTGATCCGAAGGCAGATGCAATTGAAATACCATTCTTCATTAATGATGTTCCAGGTGTCTGTTTCCCTTATGAATGGAATTATGTACCTATTCAAGTTGGTTGTAACTAATTAATGTAATAATAGTAGATGAATAATCTACTATTTAAATCTATGAATAACTTTGATATAACATACAGTGACGGAACTATAGATACAGTTAAGCGTGTAACTCGCACTAAGTTAAAGGACTTAATTGTACTACAACAGAAACTCCTCTACTTTTTTCTTACTCATAATGCTAATGTCGGGGCTTGTGTTGCTGATGATGCGTGTTGGAGTGTAATTGAAACTACATCTAAATTACTAGCAGTAGTTGGAGATGGAGCAGTCAAGTTAGAGTTACTTGAGGATAATTTAGAACAGTTAAGTAATATATTCTTCACTACATCTACACCTGAAGAAATAGCTCAATACACTAATATCGGTAAGATGATTGAAGCTGAAACATGGTACAAGCCATCTCTCATCAGTCAGTTACATCAACTTAATTATCGAGGAGATAGTGGTGAAGCAATAAAAAAAATGACACAGGAACAACCAGAAGTTCCTACGCTATAGATTTAGCGGCATTAATTGAGATATATGGTGGTGTTGAGAATGCACTACTACTAGTTAACTCACTAGATGATCTGGAGATACATGATCTGATTAATCAGACAACTGAGTTACGTAAAGATCCATCAGTTCGAGATGCTGAGGAAGTAGAAAGAGATTGGAATGATTATGTTATTAATAATGATCTAGATCAGGAGATAATCGTAGACGGTAAGAAAACAAGTATAAATCAATTAATGGGGTTCTAATGGATCAATATAATCAAGACGTTAACATTAACTTCCAAGGTGAAGATAATATAAGTGGAGTTATTGATAAAGTTAATGAGAAAGTTGGTTCATTACAATTCAAGATAATGGCACTTAACATAGGGTTAGGTGCATTTGGTAAACAGTTATTTACTAACTCTGATAACTTAGCTAAGTTTACTAAGGTTCTTGGTACAACTGATGTTCTATTAAATAAGACATTTGCAGTAATTGGAGTAGTTAAAGTATTCTCAATACTAGGAACTGGTATTAATGATGCGAAAGCTAACTTAGATGGATTTAATGATGGATTGAAAGCAATGCAAGCTAGTGGACTTGATATTGGCATTATTACGCAATTCACGCAATTACAAGATGCAGTATTAGGAAGTCGTAATGCTCTAGATTCATTTAGTTTAACTGCATTAACTACATTTAATAGATTCAATAAAGTTAAATCAGAAGTAGCTACATTGTTTCCTGAGAATGATCCATTTATTAAGAATCTATCTACTAGTATTCAGAAACTAGTTAATGAGGATCTTAAAAATGCAGTAACTAGTATTGACGCATTAAAAGCTAGTTATGAAGCTGCGTCGTCTGGTTTTACTGAAGCTGCTGATAACCAAGCTGTAATGACAGCAGGACTTAAATTAGCTAAAGCTGGTGGTGCTGATACTGGAGCAACTATGAAGGTACTTGCTCAAACTATTAGTGCTTATAATCTGAGTGCTGGTGATGCAACTAAAGTTAGTGCAGTTCTAAATCAAACTGTACAATTAGGTGTAACTACAATACCAGAATTAAGTAATGGTTTTGCTCAAGCAGCAGTAACAGCTAACGCAGCTAAGATTAAATTGCAAGAGTTAGGTGCTGCTGTAGCAACATTAACATTAAAAGGTTTTGACACAAACAGTGCATTAACAGGTATTGAATCATTATCGCGCGTAATTATCAGCAAAACTCCTCAAGCTGCTGCTGCATTGCGAGAATTACGTGATGAAGGTGGTAAACCAATTAGATTTGACGTTAGTGAAATAAAAGCTAAAGGTCTTACTAAAGCAATACAGGATTTAAATATAGCAGCTAAGGGTAACGTTGAAGTAATTCGTGAAATAATTGCAGATTCTACTTCTTATAATACTTTCTTAGCATTAGCAGCTAATAACTCTGAGAAATTAGATGAATTTACTCAGAAGATGTTTGATGTTAGTAAAACAGGTGAAGTTGCACGTAAAGCATTAGATAGTGTATTTGGAATTAAATTAAATAACCAAGCTGAAACATTCGATGCAATTGTAAATAGAATAACTGAACAATTCATACAATTTGGTGAACAGTTAGCTCCATTCTTTGACACTGGAGTTAAAGCATTAGAAACGTTCACTAAAACATTATCTGGAATTAGTCCAGAAATGAAGAAGACTATAGCATCAATATTGCTAGGTCAATTAGCATTTAATAAAGTAACTGATACTATTGGTATTTTAGTTGGAACTGTAACTAAAGCATTCTTAGCATATCAAGGTTTGCGAGTAACCTTGATGTTCATGAATGGAACTATAGGTGAACAAGTTACTATACTTAAGTTACTATGGACTAATAATGCAGGTTTAATTCCAATATTAAAACAGTTAATTGGAATAGATCAATCTAGATTATTACTTAACGCTGCGTTAAATAAATCAGAACTTGATTTAATAACAACTAAGGTTGCTAATACTGCTGCTACTAATGTTAATACTGCGGCTGCATTAAGTAACGCAGTTACAACAGGTAAGTTAATTGAAGTTAATGGATTACTTGGTAAATCATATATTACCAATAACTTATTAACTAGAGTTTTATATACAGATGTAGGACAAGCAATAACTACTTTAATTACTAAAACTAAAGACTTATATGTAGCTCAAATTGCATTAAATAAAGCATCAATAGCATCAGGTAATTTATTACCTACATTTAGTGCAATAGGAACATCATTAACTGGATTAGGAACTAATTTAAGTAGTTTATTTGCAAGAAGTAGTGCATTAGTAACTAAATTATTAAATGGATTAAAATTATTATCTGCACCATTAATTGCGTTAACTATAGTTGGAGCATTATTATATGATCAATTTTTTGGAACAACTGCACAGGTAAGAAAACTAAATGAAGAGTTAGTTAAATCAAATAAACTAGAACAGGAAAATCTGAGAATCCTATTAGAGAAGTTAGATAATCAAAAGATGTTAACTAACTCAGATAAACAACGATTAATACAGTTACAAACTGAACAAGATTTAATTAAATCTACAGATGCTGAATATAAAAGTTTCTGGGAGAATTTTACTGATGGTGTTAAATCATTTATAAATTTTACCAATCAATTCTCTATTATACATATTGCAATTAAAGGTATAAATGATTTAATTGGTAAAGGTATGAGTCTAATTAGATTAGATCAACTAGTACCAGTTTTTCATGAAATAGATAAAGCATCTGCAAGTACACAAACTTCAATAATTAATTTAACTAAATCAACTAAAAAACTTCAATCTGGATTAAGTGGATTTGAGGATATTGATAAGTTAATTAAAGCAGGTAAAATACTTAATGCTGCTGATATAGATAAAATAAACAATAAAGCTAAACAAGTAACTAAGCAGACTGAAAATGAAATATCTGCTAATGAAACTAGAATTAAAGCAGTTAATGAACAACTTAAAAACTACAATGCACTAGATGAGAAACAACGTGAACAAGCTAGTGATGAAGAAAAAGCATTAGCTAATCATCGTACAATATTAGAAACTGCTAATGATAAATTGAAAGATGTATTAAGTAAGAAAAAAGAGATAGATAAGGCGCGAATAGAATATCAAACTCAACAGAACATATTACTTAAGCGCGTATTAGATAATAATCTGGAAATAGAAAAAGGTAGCACTACTATAGAAGGTGATCGAGGAGCTAACGCACTTCAAACTAGAATGAAGAAGGGACTTAGATTGGCGCAAACTGATCTAGAACAATATCGTCGTCAAGTTAAAGCAACATTAGATGGAACTGGTGAATATCTTGATGCTAATAATAAGAAGGTTAAAATTGACGTAACTGATATGACTGATTACGTTAATAAATTTGACACTAATGTTAATGGAGTTATTAGTAGTATTGATCAGTTATATCAAGTTAATGGTACTAGTGCAACTGAAGCAGCTAAAACACTTAAAGCTGTATTAGATACTAATAAACAAGAGATGAATATAACTGATTATATTAATGGAATTAACCAAGCTATAGGTTACATGAGAGATGGAAGTAAAGTAACAATAGACTTACTTAACTTAGAAGGTGAAACTCGACGGGCTATGTTAGATAGTGGAGTTACATCAACTAGAGAAACAAATGCTGCGATACGTAAGTTAAATGCAGCTAAGTTAGAAGAGGAAATTAATAATCAGAAACAACTAATTGAATTTACTAAAGCTACATCTGGTGCAGATCAGAAGAAGTTAGATGCTGCTAAGTTAAAGTTACTTGAACAACAACTAGCTGCACAACAACGTGATAATCTTAAAGCTGAATTAGATGAAAGATTTAAACAACAACAAGTAGCATTAGATAGAGAACAAGAGCTAATTAAGTTAGATAAAGTTAAACGTCTTATTAGTGAAGAAGAATATAACAATAAGATAGCTGAGGATACTAAACGTAACTTAGATTTAAAACGTAAACAACTACTACAGGAACTAGAGTTAAATAAAAATGATTTAGAGAAAACTAAGTCTATTAATAATCAATTACTAGGAATTGATGTACAACAACAAGAGTTAATAACATCTAATTTAGAACGTGCAATTAATGTACGATCTAAAAAACGTGAATTAGAGTTAACTAGAGAACAAGCTTTAGTTGTTTTGAATAGAAGTAAGTTCTTAACTACTGAAGAACAATCTATCAGAGATATAGATGTGGTAAGAAAAAAGGAGATATTAAATAAACAACTATCTCTTAATGAACAACTTAAGTTAGTTGAACATGATAAAACTAAACAGACGGAAATACAGAATCAATTACTTAATCTACAGTTAGATTATCAGAAGATAATAACTGATAATTTAGAACGTGAGTTTACTAAACGTAGTAAACTCATTGAAAATGCCGCGAATAGAACTAAGTTAGTTTACCGTGAATTAACTAACACCATTGATAATAATGTAGCATCACTTAACGAAGAGAATAAGATAATAGATAGTCGTAATAAGTTAACATCATCTACACTTGAAAATGAAAGTGCGCGATTAACTAACTCACTTAAAGTAACTAACGATATTGAGAAACGTGCTGCTATTGAAACTAAGATAGCTCAACTGCGCGAATCTAATCGTGTAGTTACAGATGCTACTGAACAACGTAGTTTAATTAATCAACAGAAGTTAATTGAATTATCATTGCAGAAACAACAAATAGAGTTAGATAGTCGGCGCAATGATGCTAATAATAACAGTAAGTTAATACAACTTGAGTTAGAGAAAGCTATTAAACAGAAGAGAAATAAAGAAGATATAGATGCAATTAAAATTAGATTAGATGCTAATAAACAAGAACAATTAGCTATCACTAAACAGAATGAGTTACTAGATGTAACTAAACGTAATCAAAGTGAGATTAATAGTAATGCAAGTAGAGAACTAGAGATTAGACAACGTATAGGTAGAGAAGGTGGATTGCTCGATCTAGAGATAACTAAACAAAATGAGAAAATAGCTAGGTATGAGAAGATTGCACAACTGGCAAATCTAGAAGCTACAATTGCAGAAACTAATGCTAATAAAATGCAATTAGCTGGTGATCTACAAATTAAAAATTACCAAATGCGATTAGACCTTCTTAATAAACAAGCTGAATTAGAACAACAGCATCAAGATAATACACAACGTATGTTTAAGATGGCTGAAGGATTAGCAGTAAGTGATTATCAGAAACGTAAGTTAGCAGAACAAGCTGCTAAACAAGAGTTACTTAACCTTAATAAGAAACATCAAATAGAACGTGATATATTAGCTATTCAAATTAAGATGAATGAACTAGCTCTAATTAAAAGTGAGTTAGATCAAAAGAGTGCCGAAAAGAAATTAGCAGCAGAACTTAAAGTACAAGAAGCTGAAACAGCTAAAGTATTAAAGAGTAGAACTGCAACTGATGAAGAGAAGAAAGGATCATTAGCAACATTAGATGCTAAGAAGTTTGCATATCAAGCTAAGTTAGAAGAACGTCCTATATTAGAACAGCAAGCAGAATTAAATAGATATACTAATACTATTCAAAAGGCTGCATTAGATAATAAACAACGTAATGAAACTCAAGATAAGACCGTTGCAGTTGCTAAATCTACATTTACTACTGCTGATGATCGTGCCATTTATCGGGCATTAATGAATAATCTAAGAGGAGATAGACGTGAGTTAGATAACACTCGTATTAATTTCAGTCAGGAGAAGTTATCCAACTTATTTTCTTACCCTAATAGTAATGTCAACTTAGAAAGACCTAACTTTGATTCAAATAGTGGTAAGTCTAAATCAAGTAATAGTAAGTTAAATAAAGATGTAGTTATTAACTTTAATCCAACTACTAATATTGAAGTTAAAGGTAATGCTGATGTTAAGGAGTTCTCTAAACAACTTAATAGTGAGAGTGATAAGTGGATTAAGGGACTTCATGAAACACTTCGTAGAGTTAATACTGAATTAGGTAACTAACGTAGCCACTGATATAATAAGTGTAATTAATAAGTGATTAAATATGTTTATTTTAAATGATGTTGATTTAAGTAACTATGGTAGAGGTAGAGATAGAACTAAACGTAAAAGTCGAAGTTTACGTAATGCTGCAATTGGAGTTGGTGGATTAGCAGTTGCAGGAGGATTAGGTTATTTAGCATTAAAAGGTAAAGGTAAATCAGTAACTCAACCTATTGTTCCAAAAAATCAACCTTTATCTTACTCACAGTTAACGAGAGAAGAATTAAAAAAATTAACTAGTAAACAAAGATTAGACCTTAGAAGGAAGGCAATATTAAATGAATTAGGAACAAATGATAATGCTATTGACGAAATGAATATGATGAGACAATCTTACCCTTTACGTGCAGATGCAGCACATAAAAAACAATTTATAAATGATGAAAGATTAGATTTTTACACAAAAAACGTTAAAGGTACACGAGAAGAACATCTTAAAGATTTTGAAAAAGATTATTTAAATACTACAAATAGACAAAAAGAACAAACTAAACAACTAATGAAGTTAAAAGCAAATAAAGTAAAAAGAGCAGTTCAAAGTCTTAAATCTAAAGGAGCATATTATTCAAGTTATTTAACCTTAAATAACTTTTAATTTGACAACGTAAGAAAAATAGGATAACTAATCATGTATCAATTTAGTATTTCAATTCCTCTAATTAAATGTTACGTTCGCAATGAATATCTATTTAACTTAGAATCTGGTTATGGTGAATTTACTCCAGTTGTTGTGTTCGGGTTAACTAGTTTAACTGGACGTGCAATTGGATTTCACATAATGACTAATGGTGGCGCACAAATAGCACGAGTTCCAATTAGTGCATTAGTTAGTAGAGTTGATGCAAATAACTTAAATCTTGATTGGTTACAATTATGGGATTGTTTCAGTTATCAAACTCAAGTTGTTTCTTACGATTATCTGAAGGAAATGAAATGTAAGGTTCTACTTAAAGATAAGAACTGGTATCAAGGTGAATATGTATTTACTATTGATTGGATAGGTGGTGATTGGGCAGAAGAAGCTAGTGATTATAAATGTGGACATCTAATTAAATTAGATAATGGATGTTATGCAATTCAACCTAATAATCGTATCTATTGGTTAGGTGATCCATCATTCATAACAGAACCATTAACTGAGTTTCCTGGTTATAAGATTAATACTCATAATTGGAAGTGCGAGAATCAAGATAAATGGGTAACTGAGAATACAGATAATTATTTTTATCATATTGACAAAGTTGAAGAATAGAGTTATAGTAACTAATGTTAGACGTAGGTACTCCTTGATATACTAGCAGAATATCCGACCCTACGTTATGATATTACTAGGAGTTAATTACTAACTCAAAGAGTTATCAAGTTATCATAACTGTTAGTCGGTGAAACATTAAGGATAACTCTCCAACCAAGCCTGGGCTAATGGTAAGCCGCCTCTTTTGGGAAGAGGACATCATGAAAGTTCAATTCTTTCGGTTTGGATTGTTTGTGACATATATTGCCTCCTAACTCAAGTATTAGCGTACTTGAGTTTTTTATTATCCTTGTCATTTTGAAATAAAGGTACTATACTTTAAACAGTAGTCACAAGGTTAATAATATGAGTGAGATAACTTACGCACAATCTTATATTGGTGAAGATGATATTGAATTGTATGTAACTAACGATGGTAAAGTTACAGGAGTTAGTCTATCAGGACTTGCTAAATTATGTGGTGTAACTAGAAAAGCAATAAGTCAAGTTACTAACAGCTTAACAGCACCCGGAACGAATACATACCCGAAATCGCTAGAACCCTTAGCTGGTAAGGTTTTTAACCCGGAAGTAACTGGAGAACGAGGTGCAAAAATAGTAATGGAAGATGTTGCAATTAGAATAGTTGAGTATTACGCTTATGAATCTAGAGTTAAAA